CAGCGGGCATCTGCGCCCGTGGGGTCTTGGATCATGGGGTCCATGTAGACGCTGAAGCTGTTGCGGATGCGCCCGATCTTGATGTCCTGATCGAATGTGTCCTCGTCGCAGTACTCGGTCAGCAGGCGTATGTAACCTTCGCCGTAGGACACTTGGTTCTCACAGGCGGTGTCGTAGGCCACGTCAGCATCGGAGATGTACTCGATGTGACGAATCACGCCGTTGAACACGTCTGCCACGTCAACGTCAGCCTTGTCGTCAGCCGGGATCACTTTGATGCCGGGACGGTTCATGCGCTGCTCGTTTGTCACTTGATGAACGTGCTGCGGCAGCTTGTTAATGGTCAGGCACGGGCGGGCGTTGATCGTTTGACCCTGCACGGCACCACGAGTTTGGAGCACGTCAGCAGGCCACTGCCACTGGTTGTCTGGGGAACCTGCGTAAAACCGCAGATCATCAAGTTCGTCTTCCCGGGTCTGAGAAAACGCTGACATAGCCATTGTCATGCGTGAACGCGCAACGGCCAAAATTTCCTCGGAACCGCCTTTTGACGGGTACGGTCCGTTTTTTGCCACATTTGCTGCGGCTACGATTCCGGTGGTGTCTTTCATGCGTCAAATACTCCGAGGGTGTGTGATTCCCTCATGACCAGAAGGTTGTCACCCTCGTATTTTAGGTCTTGACCAATGGAATCACCAAATAGCACCTTGTCGCCGACTTTCACGTCCTTGGCGTCAGGTCCAGCGGAGATTACCACACCTGTGCCAGTTTGTTTCTCACGCAACATGATGAAAAGCTCATGTTTTTCCATGTCGGGACGGACGATCAGGCAGTCTTGCAGGGCTTGGAGGCTCATTTTTTGGTCTTCATTGTTGGTTTTTTGGCAGCTTCACGCTTGACGGAATAGGCGATTGCAACAGCCTGCTTTACGGGTTTACCCGCAGATACTTCGGCCCTGACATTCTTGCGAAATGCCTCTTTTGAGGGTGATTTGACGAGTGGCATCACTTGGCCTTTTTGGCAGGTTTAGCAGTCTTGGCTGACTCTTTGAAGTCTTTGGCCGTGGGCGCACCAGCAGCGCCGGGTTTGCGCATTTTCTCACCAGAGCCAGCCGCAATGCGGGCGCGTTTGGCATTGATGTTTGCATAGAGTCCGGGTTTTGTAGCCATGATCAGCACTTCCATCGTTTGAGTGATGCCTTGGCCCGTTCTGCTGGACCTTTGGCGTTTTTGACAACCCCTTCCATGCGGGCACAGAACGAGTCTTTACGGCCTTGGTCGGCCTTGGTCTTGGGGCTGGGCGCGGGGGCTTTGAGATTGGATCCAGTCTCGCGGTTGTACTTGGCGCGACCCTTCTCAGTCAGGCCAGCACCCTTGGATGCAGGCAGCTTCTCGCCACGACCGACAATCAGAGACACGCTTTTCTTGGTAGCCATCACGAACCCATCCATGAAGTTGTGGCAGCACCGTTTTGAGCGTTGCGCCGGGTGGTTGTTCGTTCATTGTACTCCCGATGTGCCACAGGGTACGCGAAGGTCACGGCGATGGCGTCAGCCGCATCGGGGGACGCTTGTCCACGGGCTTTCATTTCCTTTTTACCTTCCAAAAAGATGGTACCAGCCGAGTTGGGCTTCTTCATCGGGCCGACCAAATCGCTCTTGAGCAGCCTGTCTTGCGGAATGCTGGCGGTCTTGAGCCAGTCGCGCATTGCACCCCAAATCTCAGCCCGCTTGTTGCCCCACATGGTCGGGTTCTTGGCCTTCCAGCCGAAGTTGACCCCGCGCACTTTGTACTTCTGCTCGGTCAATCTGTCAAGGATGCCGTAGCCCAGACCACCCTCGTCGATCACCGTGAGTGATGGCCGGTACTCCTCGATGGCGTCGATGACGTGGCCCACGGTGGTCATGGTGTCGTCACCCCTGAACCGCTTAATCGCCACGATGTCCCGCCCTTGGCGCACAGCGATCACGGTGCTGTCCATGCCGCCACGGGCCGGGTCAACACCAATTACGATGGGTGCAGTCATGTCCTTGTACTGTGGCCGCTTCATGGCGTCATCCACGCTGTGTGGTGCGATGAACTGGTCTTGGCCGGACTTGGGAAAGTCGCCGTAGACCTCGACCCGGGCCTCATCGCTGTCCTCACCGTACTCGTTGATGATCTGCTGATAGATACTCTTGTCGGTGCCCTCGACTGTGCGGGCGTCGATCTTCTCGCTCTCCCAAAACTCCCGTTTGCTGCCGTCCACCGCCTCGTAGAAGTACCCGGTGTTGCGACGACCGTTGCTGAACGCCAGCCAGTACCGGTCCAAGATGTTCTCGGTAAAGAAGCCCGCAGCCACGGACCAGATGCTGTCTGGGATACCTGACGCTTCGTCGAAGATCACCATCATGCCGTCCATGTTGTGCACACCGGCATAGGCGTCTGGGTTCTCCTCGCTCCACAGTTTACCCTCGGCTCCCCAGTACCGGGTGCCTTTACGCAGGTCACGCTCGACCAACTCGGTCAACCACTGCGCCGGGTTCAGGCTCGTGGCCGTGGGTTCCCACCAGTGCGCGTTCAGGCTCATGGTGACCCACTTGGTCAACTCACCCCACGTCACCTTACGCAACTGGTTCTCGCTGTTGGCCGACACGATGACAGACGAGCCTATCCGAGTGGACAGCATCCACAGGATCAACCAGCTAACCAGTGCTGACTTGCCCACGCCCCGGCCAGAACTGATGGCCCTGCGCATGGCGTCGATCAGCTCCTCGTTGCTCAGCTTGCCCCGGTTCTCTTTGATGAAGTCCCGTATCCTGCGCAGCGTCCTACGCTGCCACGCACGAGGGGATCTAAAGTGTTCGAGTGGGGTGTTCTTCTGCCCCCATGGAAACGCAAAGAGCACAAACGCCTCGGGGTCGTCCTTGATAGACGGACTCCAAAGCTGCGCCATGAGCGTCTGCTCATCTTCCGGGCTGTAGCGAGGCTTCTGCATCAGTCGTTCTCCAATCTTGGTGTCACGTCCGACACATCCAGTACCTCACCCTCGATCACCCGGGCTTGAGCCTGCGCCAGCGCCTCGGTGATGGAGATGGTGCCACCCAGTTCAATCTGCTTTGTCTCGCCGTAGCGTTTCCTGTTGTGCGCACCCATGAGCCACTTGCGCGTGTCGATGCGCAGCTTGTCCCTGTTCACCGTATCGTTCGATGTGGGGTCCACCGACTCCACCCCATCGGCAATCTCCAGGATCTCGCCTGCAAGAAACTCAGTGCGCATCTCCTGCGCTTCCTTGAACCGCTCATGACGAACAGCATCACGCTTGACCCAGCGCAGGAAGTCCTCATACGAGATGGCCCTGTGGTCATCCTCAATCAGTGACTGAAGGGACCGGCCCCGGTAAATGTCCTCCACGACCCGCTCAAAGATCTGCTCATATTCGACATGCAGCAATGCCCTTGCCTCCTTCGAGGTTCTAAGGGGTTCTGGGTCAGGCACGGTTAGCCAGTTGGGCAGTTGGTTTTCACTGGCGACAGCCGTGCCTACAAACGAGGTGTTCTCTTGTTTCATAGTGATACTGATGCTATCACATGCGGATGGTGTTGTGTAACGTAGATTTACGGAACCCACTGGGTTTTTACTTTTTGAAAAAATTTTCACGGGGTTTGTGATGCCTCCCAGTCAGCGACCCACCCGGCTCTGGCCCTCCCCCGCCCCCTCGAACCCAGCGCCGCCGCGCCGCGCACCGATCGCCCAGCGTCACCCAGCGGGTCCAGCGCCGCCCAGGTGATCGCGCACCCGCGCACCCAGCGGGTCCAGGATTTCCCCCAGGTGATCGCGCACCCAGCGGGTCCAGGATTTTCCCAGGTGAGCACCTGGGAAAAGTTGATCCCCTGGGTTCAGTTAATCCAACGGGTCCGGGGAAGGTTAACCCAGCGGGTAAATTGAACCCAGGGGATCTGGGGAAATCCTGGGGAAGGGTTGACCCGCTGGGTGATTTTGAGGGGTTTTGAGGCCAATTGTGACAATGTGCCCTTTCGCGCAGGCAAGGCGAAAATAAGAGACTTTTCAAATTGCACAAGGATTAAGCAAACTACAAAACGAACCCCTAGAACCAAAAGGGCACATTGTCACCACCCCCAAAAAGCACCCCGGGATCGTTACCCGCTGGGTTATTTGTTCACTTGTCGCATAAGTGACAGAAAAGCATCAAAC